AAGTGCTTCCTGCTGTTACCTTCTGCGCCCGTGCCTGATTGATAGTTATGTTGACCGCCGGTCGGGTCAGGTTAATCCTTTTGTCAACCAGGTCCTTGAAACCAATTTCCCTTACATCCAATCCGTTATCCTTTAACGCCGCGAAAATCTTTTCTGTCAATTCAATCATCATAATTATATCTGGTACGCACTCCAATTATTTTGTTTAATCAATATCGGATTGGATGTGAAAATCTTATCCTCATCGGTTTTATTGGTTGCAAAAAATACTGGTTCGTCGGCCTTCTCAAATGCATTAATCTTGCCTTTCTGCATTTCCTTTAAAATTGCTATGCTGTTATCATACTGGTCTTTGACCGGGTCAGGCATCGTGATAATCAAAGAACGCTGAATCAAAAAATAAACCGCCAACTTAGTGCATAAATCAGCAATCAATGTCGGTATAGCACCTGTCAACGGGACAGGATAGCGTCCGCGAAGGTAACCGTCTATTACATCTGTTGCCTGACGAAGAGCAAAATTAAGCTTTTCATCATCAATCGAATCCGTGTCCGCGTCATCCGTCAGTTGCTGGACAACAATAGCGGGGATATAATTTTTAATGGAAACTTTATCTGAATAAGCAGCCATTATAATACGCTCACGACAAGACCGTTGCTACAAGTGTAAATCCCAGTCGCCCCAAAAATGTCACCAGTATACCCCAAAACTCCGGCAATCAATCCAGTCACACCTTGGATACCCGTAGAGCCTGTATCTCCTGTATTGCCGTACAAGCCCGTTATGCCTTGGATACCCGTACCGCCTACATCTCCTGTATTACCATAAAGACCCGTTATGCCTTGGATACCTGTCGAGCCGAGAGCAAGACCGGTCACGCCCTCAATTCCAGTTCCACCGATAAGCCCTGTCACCCCACGAATCCCTGTGTTGCCCTGGTAGCCTTGTATTCCCGTGTAGCCGAAAGCTCCGGTTATTCCCGAGCCAACGACTTCGTCAACAAGACGGATAGATACGATATCACCAGAGGCCTCACTGGCTTCCAACGTTTTGCCTCTTACATATGGATACGTGGCCGTCGATGCCTGCATTCCGATCCCATCTGTTCCAGGAACCAGAAATGTTCCGATCGGATATACTCCTCCGACAACAACCTTTGTCAAGCCGACAAAGGAACATGTTGCAGGCATATCCTCAAGCGGAGGAAGATTTTCCAGGACGCCTTCAGAATATTCATTCGCTTGAGCCAATCGGATACGACCAGTTGAATCAAGCGTGATAAATCTCTGGGGCAATGCAAATGCCACCTGCGCCCGGAATGATTCTCCGAAAAATTTATTTTGAGAGGCCATTAATTTCTCCTTTTGTTTCGACAAAGAAAAAGGGGCTTTTGGGTTTTGGAGGCAAATTTTAAACCCACAAAGCCCCTGCTGAACAAAAACCTACCTACTTACGTTTCAATCCACGCACAGTGTGCATATTGCACACTGTGCGATACTTAACTTACGAAGAAATGCAGGTCTTGAACAGGCACGCAACATCGAGACACATCGGAGCGACATCAACATTTTCGCTCGCTTCGTATACCCAATGTTTCTCGGCCTCTTCGCGATAGCTGCGAATCTCACGATAAACTCCACCGTCATAGGCAACTCGATACTGATAACCCGGGAACGCAGTCATGAGACCAGGACCAGTCGGAGACTTGTAATAAACCATACAGTGACCTTTATTGTCCTGATTCCAGACCCATTTCGGCACCGACATCGAATGTGCGGCAGTTTCTTTTTCCGTTGTGTAAATAGCCTTACCAACGTGGACCTCTTTGAGCCCGCAAACCGCTGCAATCAACGCTTCATCGGTCATAAGCGGATTCGTATACTTCATTCTTTCAACTAATCCGCCTGTCGCCGTTGCTTTTGTCTTAAGTATCTGCATGGTCTGGTAATCCATCCACAGTGCATTCGGCAAAAGACCAGTCGCTTTGGCAACCGTCGTTTTAGCGTTTTCGATGTCAAAAATAAAACTATTACCTGTCGTGTCTAGTGCCCATGCCCCTGCTCCGCCACTCGGTGCCGATCCGCCGCTGGTGCCGTCTGCCCACGTTGCCCCAAAAATACTGTTGGCAACCATGAGTTCTCGCGCCCTGTCCAGTCTGTCGGAAATATTAAGCACGGCAGATTGTTCCGGGTTAAATGGCAAATTACCAGGCATGGCCGATGCCCGACGCAGTTCATCCGAAACTACGTTGCCGTTGGCAATTTCTCTCGGATCCAGGTTCTGCGTTGACAATTGCATGTCATATCTTTTCGCCACGGAATTTTCGGATCTGAAAATATCGTCGCCTGAATTAAACCAACTCCATTTTGCAAACTTAACGACTTTAGTCTGCAGATTGAGTCCGTCAATGGTCGGATATATCATATCGGCGATAAATTCCGGGTTCCGGTAACCGATGGATACGTTCTGCAACGCACCACGTACGACTACACTTTGAACGGCTGGGAAACTCATAATTTTATTCTCCTGTTAAAAGTTTTTAATTTCTGTTTATGCATTGCTGATCATATTCGAATCAGTCAACCTCACTGCTATGATGTTATTGGTCGCATCCGACGCTTCCAGAACAATGGCCCTGCCAAGCGTACTGTCACCGGTACATGCCGTGCCGAGTCCCTGACTGTCACTGGTCAACAGAATTCCAGGCACATAGGCATTATCGACTTTAAGTTTTGTCACGCCGACATATGCAACGCTGCATACATTTCCGATCGGAGGAGTGTTTGTTATAATTCCCTCGATTTTGGAATTGACCGTTGCGGGAACCACTCTTGATGTACTATCAAATTTTACAAAAATCGGCCCCGTTGTTGCCGAAAAATCAAAATTTCCCGCTGGATAAGATGCGGATAACGGATTTAGCTGATAACCCATAAGATTTATTCTCCTTTTTTATTAGTTAAGATAACTTTCGTCAATATATTCCCTGACTTTATCCGGGTATATTGCACGCACTCTATCTAAAGCCGTCGAATATTGGAGTGAGGGTTCCGCTTTTCTTAGTTTGGCAATCTCCTCTTCAACAAAATTTGCTGGCTTGTTTTCCGGAGCTTTCCCGACCAGAATTTCGTTGAAATCCATAATCTTAGGCATAGCACTGAGATAAGCTTTATATTGATAAACGGATGATTTTAATTCATCCGTTTCTGCAAAATTGTTTACTTTATCGAGTTCGCACCTGGCCTTCATATTTATAATTGCCTGATCCACATCACGCGGCAACATCCGACCTTCAGTTACCAAACCGTCCACAAAACTTTTATAGGAATCCGTCACTTGCTCGGTTTTCTTTGCCACCAGTTCAGTTTTTAACTGCTCGTTTTCAGCCTTGAGAATTTTAATTTCCTCCGCATAATTAACGGCGGGGACTTCAACAGGCGGAACAACAGGCGGAACAACGACAGCTTCGACGACAGGAGCGGCTGCAACCATTTCAATCTTTTTCTCCGCTATTTCCACAATCGGCTCAGCAACTTTCGGTTCTACCTTGGTCTCTACAACTTTAGTGTCAGCCATGTTATCTCCTTTGAAATTTTTTGTATCAATTTTAAATAATTCGAATAATCTTTTGAAGAATTTATTTTCGGACTTTAGACCATTTATATCCACGGGTTCTTCCTCCTGACTGAATTCATATGTATCATACTTCTCTTCTGTCGAAAACTTGAACGGGGCCAATCCAGGCACCGCAGGCTGGGCTGCGCCGAGAAAACCCAGGTGGCGTATTGACATATCGGGATATAGCGAAATACTGCGAGTCTTATAAAGCCCTTCCTTTAATGCGTTTACAAATGCTGGCTGCAACTGACCTATTTTCAATTTTAAGATCCCGCCGATTGCTTTTGCCTTTTCGATCCAACCATATGCTGGAGCATCATGCGTCGGATGCCCTATCACAACAGGAGCAATGCGACGCTCGGGATTATCCAGGTCATTGCTGGCATTATATTTGTCTGCTATGGTTTTAATATCGTCGTTGGTCCAATTTTTTGTGTCGCCGTCGCTGTCGGTGTGCGTCCCGGACCTAAAAGCCTCTACCCAATATTCCTCATCGTCATCGTCGTCTTCTTCTTCAACCATTTCATCAATTTTTTTACAGCTGGCCATATCTTCCTCATCCAACGCCGACCGTACCACAACATCGGCAACGGCAACATGATCAGAAGATTTTTTTGCCGGTTCCACGCTTATTGGGTTTTTATAACCGTGTTTAGAGGCCCAGGCTCGAGCCTCTTCAACGGAAAATTTTGTCTTATCAAACCGAATTGCCTGGATTTCTGACCCAGAACCGGATTTAAAACCTATAATTGCATCGATTCCGGGGGCTAAGTTCTTGCGAATAAAGCGGTTATACTGTCCTGGATCCGTTAATCGTATGGAATGTTCGGACGGATAAGGCATTTTATCTCCGCAAAAAAATTTTTTTTACCCGCCTAGGAGGCCCTAGGATCGATAATAATGCTTCGAGGCATACCTTGCTACCTTATTATTAAAGGAATTCAGCACGAAAATTTACTTAAAATGTTTAAAATTGTACGATTACCCATAATAATAGGTATATGTACTATAAATCCGACACAAATTTGGCATTTTTAAGCACAAAACTGGTGCAAAACAAGCTCATTTCAGGCAAAACTCACCATAAATCGCGATATTTTGATTAACTATAGGAGGCACAAAGACTTATGAGACCATCACGTCGTTCCGAGAAAAAAAAGCAATGGTTGGACGCTTACGCCAACGGCCTGAACATCAGCAAAGCCTGTGCAGCGGTTGGCATCAATAGGCAAACATTTTATGTTTGGACCAAAGACGATCCTAAAAATAAAAATTTTGATCGGGACTTTACCTTGGCCGTTGGCGAGGTCGAAGACAGTTTTGTGGATATCTGCGAGGATAAGGTCAGGCAGCGTATCATGAAGGACGAATGGGTCGCCACAAAATATTTTCTAGAAAACCGGGCACCGCACAGATGGAAGGATTCACAAGGACCCATCCCAGTAGAACTGTGCGGAGGGACAACCTTACAGGTCAAACTAACAAAGGTC